CGAAACTTGCGCTCAACACGATAGATTGCATCTAGCGCAAAGCAGGGACGAATTGCAAAAACGGACAATTTTAATAAACTTAAAGGAGTGAATATGAAGACATTGTTTGAACAGTACAGAGAGCAATTTGCAGACATTCCGTACTGCTGTTATTGCTTGGAGCCACAGGGCGACAAATGGCATTGCTGCCAAGAAAACCACTTTATCGAGTTTAAAGACTTAGATATTGAGGATCAAAAATTTATAATTGATTCTGAATTAGACGATAATTTTTAAGTGTATAATAGGTTGTCAGCAACCTATGAGGATAAGATGGACACTTTGTTAACACATGATGATGTAGTTACGCTTCTTGATTACGACAAGGAAACTGGTCATTTTCAATGGAAGAAAAAACGCAGAGGAATTAAAACAGGTGTAAATCTAGGTACTGATAATGGCTTTGGTTATTTGCGGATAACAGTTCTTGGTAAATCATTCTATGCACATCGTCTTGCTTGGCTTTATTGCCATAAAGTCTTCCCAAAAGGTGAGATTGACCATATCAATGGAAACAAACAAGACAACAGAATTGATAATTTAAGAGATGTAACGCAAATATCTAATGCACAAAACAAGTTGTCAGCACACTCAAGAAGCAAGACTCAAATGCTTGGAGTGAGTTGGCACAAAAAAGCAAAGAAATGGCAAGCCCATATTTGCATCTACAAACAGAGAAAGTATCTCGGTTTGTTTGAAAATATAGAAGATGCTCAACAGGCGTATTTAAATGAAAGAAAGGCGATAATTTATGTCAGTCCACAGTAAGTTAATGAATGCTCGTATCCGTTTGCAGAATACAGAGTTAAAGAAAACTGGTCACAATAAATTTGCTGGCTATTACTATTTTGAACTTGGTGATTTTCTTCCTCAAGTACAAGAGATTTTTCATCAAGTTGGATTATGTGGGTACATTTCTTTTGATCCAACAATTGCAACATTGACGATTGTTGATATTGAAGACAACTCACAAATAACAATTACTAGCCCAATGGTGGAGGCAAACCTTAAAGGAGCGCATCCAATCCAAAACCTTGGTGCGGTAGAAACGTATACCAGGCGGTATCTTTGGGTTTCAGCAATGGAAATTGTTGAGCATGATGCGCTAGATTCCTCTCCTCCAGTAAGAGAAGAGAAGCAAGCCCCTGTGATTACGCCAACACAAGGTGCAATGGATAGCATCCCAGAAGATGAGCAGAATTATCTCAGAGAGTTAGCAATGGAATTAATTGCTATCTGTGAGAAGGAAGAACCTAAGACAGCTTGGGTAAAGTTGGAATCAGAGAACCTAGATAGCGAACAAAAAGTCGCTCTATGGACTTTGCTTCCTAGTAAAGTAAGAAGTGCATTAAAGAATGCGAAAGGTTAATATGGAAAAGCGTGATAACTCAGGTGTTTTATTTAAAAACGATAAAAAAGAATCAGAAAAACACCCTGATTACAAGGGGAACATCACAGTAAATGGTCAGGATTTCTGGCTATCTGCATGGATTAAAGAAGGTAAGGGCGGCAAGTTCATGGGACTAGCCCTCTCACCCAAAGAGCAACAAGCTCCTCAAAAATCAAGTCCAAAAAGTTCGGGGTTTGATGACATGGACCTGCCTTTTTAAGTTAATATAAACCCGAGGGGAGAGCTGTGCAAAGGATTTTCCTAGCTTGCAGACGAGCAGTTTTCCCCTCACCTAATAGGAGTTAATGATGAGTTTACTAACGAGCGTGTATTTTAAAGATACCTTTAACAGACTCTTTGGTTCAGAGCCAAAGATGATGGTCAGGACCACAGATCCAGATACAAGCATGGATGCTGCTGAGAAGGTTGACTCAACAACACTTGAGCAACAGGTCTATGAAGTTATAGCCAAGCATCCTGACGGGTGTATTGCAGAGGAAGTTATGTCTCACTTCCCCAATCATGGAGTACAAACAATTAGTCCACGATTTGCACCGCTACTTCGCAAGGGTCTTATAGAAGACACAGGCGAAAGACGCAAGGCTTCTACAGGCCATTCTCAACGTGTTTTGAAAGCAATTAAATGATAGAAAAACCCCCGTATTCAAAGATCAGTTATCCATCTATGCCAAACAAAGATTTCAAATGGGAATCAGGTTCGGATGTCCAGGCTATTTGGAGAAAACATGGATGGACTCCACCTTCAGAGAAAATGCTTCCACCACCACCTGAGAAATATCAAGAACCTTTAAGGAGAGTGAGATGAGTTACGCAGCAATTGAGATGAAGATAATCCAATGGTCAGAAGCCCGTAAGATTATCCCAAACAGTACAGCAGAAGTTCAGCTTCTAAAAGCAATGTCGGAGATGGGAGAATTGGCTGATGCGACCATTAAAAATGACAAAGAGGGTATTGTTGATTCTGTTGGTGATGTCATGGTCTGTCTTATTAACTACTGCGCTCTTCAGGACATACATCTGGTAGACTGTATGGAAATAGCATACGATCAGATCAAGAATCGTAGGGGTACTCTTTTGCCAAACGGAGTCTTCCAGAAGGACACTTGAGTGTCATAAATCAAATTTACTATGTACTTGCAACAATGGGTTGCGTCAGGAGAACATCATGAAATTTGAAATGGAATTTGGTTGGACAGGTAGTGAGAAAATTGTTGTTGAAACCTTCGACTTCGATAAGATTAAAGTCATTCAAGAATTTATCCAGTTCCAAGAGGAGAATGGGTGGGAAGTTGAATATGAAGCTATTGACGAACTTGAGGATGAGTTTGAAGAAACTGAAGAAGAAGAAGCAGCCCTAGACTTTGCTTTGAACGCTCACGAACCTTTGTAGCTTGTTGGCTACTTTGCCAACAGATAAAGCCCCACATTGCTAAAGGCGTACCCTGCGTACACGATAGCCATGTGTGGGTTATCTTTCCAAAGCTGTTCACCAGCAATATAGGCGTAGATAGCCCCTGTAAGAATGATTAGCCAAGCACTCAAAATGCACCTACATCAACTACATCACCACGGAATTGAACCTGATCTTCATCAAACTTCTGGACCAACTCTGGCAGCAATAATTGTCCATTGAAGAAATTAAGCACAGCAAAACCCGATCTGTGGTTACTTGGGTTAAGTTCAGCATAAGTAAATTGTGGTCCGTCTGGTTCAGCCAAAGTCCCCGTATCTACTCCGTATCTACATCCATTGTAATCAGAGAATGGAGTTACTTTCAAAGAGTGCAAGTGTCCAGTAACAATTGATACACCAGCGTTAACTGTATTATTGTGAGTGGCATGAACACCACCTTTGTATCGGTGTTTAACAATGACTTGCTCGGTAGGCCACACTGCCCAACAAAACTCCCAATCTAAAAAGTGGTCTGTCAGCTTAAAGCCAATCACATCTTTAAACTGTGGTGCGTGTTGAGCTAACCTGTTGCCAAATCTAATATCGTGATTACCCCATGTCCACAATAGCTTTACATTGTGTCTGACAGCTTTAGCAGCTTCTTCTATCTCCCCTAATGCACCCTGACAGGCTTTTAATTCTTGAATAACAGTAGTTGCAGGTTGGTCAGTTACATCATGGCGTGATATAGACGCTCCATCAAAAGCATCTCCGTTACATATCACCGCTTTAGGTTTGAACTCTTGTATAGCCCATAAAAGAGCTTTGAATGCTGTTGAGCGTTGACCAGGTATGAAGTGAGCGTCTGAAAAAATAATTACAGTTCCGTCTAATATTCCAAGTTCTACTTGTTTTAGAGGAGAGAATGATTTAGGTCTATTCTTATCGTAATAAACACCTCTATGGTCACTTGAATTAAGTGACATTTTGTATTGTTTTTCAATATTTCTTCTGCGGAGATGAACGGCCCTAATGCTTATCCCAAGATGCTCAGATAATCTTGTAGCAGATTGAAGTTGACCCCATAACTGAATGAACTCAGTATCTGTACACGTTTCATTATGAGCGCCCATTGGAATCCTTAAACAATAGCTTTTCTAGCAGATTGATAACCCTATGCTCTTGCATTTCAATCTCATCTTGAGATGATTTAGGGTCTTGTGCCACAGTCATTAAATCATGTAGGAACACATGAAGTAACTCATGCAAAGCAGTCTGATCCAGAGATTCTGGGGTAACTTTCTCAGCACCAAAATCACCCAAACGATAAACAGCAAGTCTTGCAGCAGGAGTAAACTCAACAGAAGCCATTGCCGATTTAGCTGGCTTCATGCCCTTCTCTATTCTCCAATCACCCAAACTCAGCACTTGTTGCCACTTTTTGACACTTTGTGCAAATAGTTCAGCGTGTTCTGGTGTAGGAATGTTAGGCATTTCAACACCTTATACAGTATTTATGACAATTATATTTAAGTTGTTAAAACTTCAAGTGCATGATTTATATGTTTGATGCGGTCTTCTAGGCCAATAAAACCGCCATTTATCTTCTTAGTCATGGTTTTAAAGTCACGCACATCAGCAAATTGGTTCAGTTTATGGGTGTCCCAAAACCATCCTGCTGTAAGGGCAGCGTACTGAGGTGTAGCTACAAGATCAGGCTCCATAATGAAGTCAACACCTAGTGCCTGACCTGCATGGTGGTAATTTGCAGAGCCTGTCAACTGGATACATCCTCGGCCTCTGAAACGATACCCATCCCCTGAAGCCTCATCCCTGTTGCCCATACGTGAGCTATATACAGTATTGGCAATGAGCTTTGGATTACGAGCGCAAGCTTGTGCCTTGGTAGCATCAAAGCGTTTAGGCCATAACTTCTGTAAAGCCTCTGCCCTGTAATTTAGGTTCTCTTCAAGAATCCTAAAGTTGCCACATTCATGTCCACATTGACCAATAAATGCCGCTTGGCGAACTGGTGTATCAATGTTAAAACGATCAAAAGTAGCGTTCAGAGCATCTACCCATTGATTACCAATATGTAATCTAGCTAATTGTTCACTTGTTACCATTTAGCAAATCTCTCATTTGGTTATACGAGTCTACGCAAGCATTCAAAGCAACAGTATTCTTATCCCCTTGGGCGACTATTTCTGCGATGGCATCGATGGTTGCTCTTTCGGCATCAGAAGGTTCATTAGTCTGTCTGTCAGGTTGGCTGGTTGCTTTTGGATCTGCGCTGGCAACGGAGGTACTTGTGGTGGTTTGTACGTAACTTGGGGGGCAGAGGCGCAACTTGCCAGCACGATTGGCAATAGCAAGAGCAGTAGTTTTTTTGTTGATAGCATCATTGGCTTCCTGTAATTTTGCAGATTGTTGATTAAGTTTTTCAGTCATGTTTTGCTCTATTAAACGAGCTTCATCATTTTTTTTGGCAATGGCTATCTTCATGTCGTTATCACGCTCTAGCCATCCATAGTGGTGTCCAACTTGGTATGTGCCAAAGAGAGATACCAAAGCACCCACTATTAACCAAGGTAAAGGGATCGGGAACATTATTCAGCCTCTTTTCTTGCCATTGCCATGTGTTCACGCTCTTCAAAATCTTCCAAGTGATCTGGAGGAGTAGTCGGAGGTGGTCCAGGTGTCCATGATTCATCTAACTCTGGGTTCTTCCAAACAGGCATTGCACCGAATGGTTGACTAGGCAAACCATACGCAGATTGCGGAGGGGCATAGGACGAGTTAAAACCGCCCTGTGAGCCTCCAAAACCCATTGGTTGACACATTGGTTGCGTTGGAGGATTAAACGCTCTAGCGGCACTAGACATAGCCCGTTTACCAATAACTCCACCGATACCACCCACGATCAAAAGAACAATGTCGTTCAGCATCTTGGTATAGGCTTGGTCAATCGGAGCCATACTTTTGATTGGCTGAGTGACAAAAGTCACAGAGTAGAGCAGTGAGATCACGATAAATGTGAGGATAAGTGTGACTGCAATCACAACAAACGCCCAAATTCTTACCTCAAGCTCTTCAGTTGTTAACTTTTGTTTCGGGTTGGACATCATTGATTTTTTTCTCCAAGATAGGGGCAACCAAGTATTCAGGACAAGTCTGAGTGAACTGGCATCTAGGTTTTTGACATGGTTCAGCATGGAAGTTGTCTGGGTTTTGGCAAAAATAGCGATATTTCTCATCACAGCCATGTAGCATAAAAGCTACAAATACAAGTAAGTACTTCATTTACCAAGTCCAATCTTTCCAAGTAGAAGATTAACAATTCTGTCTGACAGATCATCGGGCAAGAACTTTAGAAAACCCAAGAAATACAAAGCCACAAGCCCGTAGACAAAAATTTTTAAGCATAAGTCAAAGGTCTTTTGATACTCATTCACCTACCGCACCTTCTGGTTGCTTCACAGAATGTCATTAGCTCATTCACACCAATAAAGACTAGAAACAAAACAAAACAGACTCCACCTATTGCCAGACCAATCTCTAGTTGTTCTTGCTCTTTCTGTTTAGCTTCTTTTTCTGCCTTCTTTAATGCACTTATCTCTTTGGCATCTGCTAAATCCATCTCTGCTTGACGGGCTTTAATCTTTTGCCAGACATCAATCTTGCCTGTCTGCATAAATAGCATCTTTAACTCTTCCTCAAACGCCCTAGCTTGTTCTAGTGCCATCTCAATCTGCAAAGCCGTACCCATGTTCGAGCCTTTGCCAGACTGCTTGGCTTGGAGCATGGCTTTTGTAGCTACAGACTTAGCGTCAAATAGCTTACCAATCATGGGCGCAAGTGAGCCTAGATCATTGGCAACATTAGCTGCCTTCTTGACCATGCTGATTGCTGACTGTATGCCAGCTAGAGCTGTTATGGGATCAATCATTTTTTCTCAACCTTTTGCCACTCAAGGCATACTACCTTTCGGTTGTAAACATCACCTGTCCAAGCCCACCTGACACATCTATATTCAGTTTTATCTTTACTTGATGCCACCAATGTAAACAACATTGAAAGCATTAGCATCCATTTCACGGATACGCCCAAATTATTATGTAGCTACAAAAGGCCACAAAGACAGTAATACTGACTGCTGCAATGATCGCAAACAGCCAATCTTTCATTTTATCTTGGGAGCAAGAAACGCTCAGTACCATACTCAGGCAACTGTCCCAATCCATAGTTTGTCATAGGATTAGAAGTGATCCTGTTTGCAAGACTAGGCATTTGTGGCTGTGAGCTAGGCAACATATTACGTTGGAATACTGGACTAGTAATACCTGCTCTAACTGCTGGCCTACCAATAACTGCACCAAGTAAACTAGGATTTCCTGCTGAAGCGGCGGCAACACCTGCGGCTCCTACATCCAATGGACTAATGCCAGGAACACTACCGATACGAGCAGTATTTTGGAAGGCAGTTGGATATGCGGCAGCGGCATCTGCTAAAGCCTGTAGTTCACTAGGAACAATCTTTCCTTGTGCAGCACGTTGGCCTAACTTAGCACCAGATACATCACCAGTTACAGCATTCAATGATTTTTCAATTGTGTAACTCTTTGCAATATCCTGACGGGCTTGCTTAAAGTTTGACATTACATCTGGCTGATTGAAGTTCTTTAGATTACGTTCTGCAAGATCTTCTAATTGTCTAGCAGCAAACTTCTGTGCCTGACCAAGACTTCTGTCTTTTGGAGCCATTGATGCCAAATTACCTTCACCATCGTATCGCAGACGCTTCATTTGCTCAACAAGACCAACTCCATCAAAGTTCATCTGCTTTAAGCCATTAAGAACTCTAAGTTCAGCAGTCACATCTGTTGTGTTAGCTAACTTTTGCAGTTCTGCTGTACGCTTGTTAATGTCAGTAAAAAACTGTTTATCAGCATAATAGGTGTTGTTGGATTTTAAAGCATCGTAAGCTTGACCCTTAACATTGCGATAGTCTTGCAAGACTTGTGGTGTTATTACTGTATCTTCTGGCAAGTTCAAAGTCTTACGAGCTTGGGCATTAATTACTTCTTGATTTTTAATAGAAGCAACTTGACCAGTTTGTTGTTTGCCAGAGAACCCTTCAAGCAATCGATTCAACATTGAAGGATTAACTTGAGTAGGTGGCAATGTAGCGCCTTGAGCAATAGCACGTTCAGCAACCAACTGAGACTGAGTTAAATTAGCTGGCGCTCTTGGCGTAGTCAATGCACTAACAGTAGCAGTAGGAGCAGTCAAAATACCTCCCGCAGCCGCTTCATTAAATACTTGAGCAGGGTTAATAGTTCCTGTGTTTGCTTGTTGTGCTGCAGCAGAAGTAAGTGCGGCAGTAGTAGCGCCAGTACCAATATTCTGAGCTAATGCAACAGTTCTAGGAGCCATTTGTGTAAGCACATTAGGTGTGGCAGCAACAATAGATTTCTGTAAAGCACCAGGCAACAACAAATTAGTAGGATCTAGCAAACCAGTACCAAGCCCACCAACTAATAGACCAGGACGCTCTGTAGCCACCTTGTAAGTGCCTTTTAGAATATCGCTAATAGACTGAGTTGGGACAGGAGTTGGTTGTGGTTTGTTGCGATCAATGCCAAGGTATTCATCTGACAATCCCGCAGCACTCAAACCTTTTTTAATGCCTTGAGCCATTAGGTCAGCAGTGCCAAAGATTAATTGTCCAGTAGTAGTCTTGCCACGCAACACATCTAATGGGTTAAAGCTTGCAGCAACATCTTGTTGGAACTGAGTCCTTGGCTGAAATGCCTGTTGGCGAACACTCTGCATGAAGTCAGCAGAAGTAGTTGGCGCTACTTGAGTCTTAGGTGCTTGTTGTTGAGTACCAGATAAAGGAACAAAATCGTCAGCTCCTACAACTTGAGGAGTTGCTTTAGCTTTTGTTTCTTGTCCGAAAGGAACGAAATCGTCATCAGTTGTAGATTTAGCCATAAAGTTTTGAACCTTTTGAACATAATTTTGAGTCTCTTTAAATGGAGGAATACCACCATACTTTTGTACATTACCTGGGCCAGCGTTATAAGCCGCCATGACCAAACTAGGATCTTGAAATTGCTCTGACAATTGGCTTAAGTATTTAACACCGCCACGGATGTTATCTTTCCAATCCATACGATTAACACCAAGATCTTTTGCAGTAGCACTCATCAACTGCATAGGTCCATAGGCACGATCACCAGTTTTGGTTTTAGGTCCAATGGCATTAAAAATACCTTTAGACTCTGTATCAACTACGCCCTGTACTAACGAAAGAGGAACACCTTGGCGCTCTGCCTCTTGAGCAGCAAAAGCAAAGATTTCGTCTTTAGTTGCCATTATTGACCTACTGTATATGTAGAGCCATCAGGCTTCTTAATCAGGATTGCACCAGTAGATTTGCTACGGCCTACTGTAAAACCAGATGGCATTACAGGAGTACCTTGTGATCCACCATTTTGCCAAGAAGTAATTTGCTCATTAAGGAACTGGTTGACCTTTGGATGGTTGTACAAACGTGGGTTATCAGGTGAGTTAGCCCATGCAGTGTAAACAGCTTTAGGATCACCTGTATAAGCATCAATAAATCTCTGACGAGCATCATCTTTATCTGCGGCAGCAATCTCTAGAGCAGACACATACTTGGTAACAAACTTAGGATCAGTTACGCCAGTAGTGGCTTTATCAACAATACCGCCCTCAAACGCATTGGCATTGCCTTTAATGTTGCTCAAACCCTTTAAAACACCTTCAGAGCGTGTCTTGTTTAACAAATTGACATTGCCTACCAACGAATCAAATTTATCGCCAACACCAGGTATAGCCCTAATATAAGCACCACCTGTAGCAAAAAATTCTGTCAATTTATTTGGGTCTAATTGTTCTGCAGCGTTATATAAATATTCAGCAGAAGTTTTACGATCACCAACAGTCAATGCGGCATCAAGAGCAGTCTTTGTAAATTCGTTGTATCGATTTGATGTTGCCAGATTTACTGCTTCTTGAGCAGGAGAAATCTTAGCTACTCCTCCTGCAACTCCTCCAGTTGGTGGAGTAGTTCCCGCACCGCCAGCACGAGGAGGCTGAGTAAGAAGAGAAGATCTAGGAACATAGTATGTCTTACCATCTGCACCAATAACTTGTTCAACTTGACCTGCCGCTTGTCCAACAGCTTCAGCGGATTTAATAGCTCCAATTGCAGTAGTAGCACCTGGAATAGCTTGTTGAGTAAAACCACCGCCCTGCATTGGAACAAGCATCGTATTCGCAGATACTTCTGGAGGAGTAGATTGAATCCTAGCTTGCATATAGTTCTGCACAGGAGCCGCAGAGTAGCCTCCAGTTAAAGGATTAAACTGAGATGTAATGCCTTCTTTTTGTGTTGGCAAACCACGCAATATTTGCATATTTGGGTTTAACAATAAATCACCCTGCACTTTAGGTTGCAATGCAGAAATAGTCTCTCGCATTGGTCCTTGCGCAGCAGTAGGTAAATTAATTACATCTTGTAAAGCATTCTGAATATTAAATGGCAAACCTTGCGCTCTAGCGGCTTTTAATTCTTCTTGTTGTTGTGCTTGAGCTGGCATCACAGGACCCATGTACTGTGGATTAGCTTCATTAAATTGCGTAGGCATATATCTGCCTTGGAAGTTTGCAACAGAAGCACGATCAGCAGCCTTTTGTTGCATCTCAGTAATAGCACGTTGACCACTCAGATATTGATCTGGTACAGATAGAGCAGATCTCAACCCCATTGCAGGATCATTGCTTAACAAAGAGCCAAGTAAGAATTGTTGAGTAGCTTGCTTTTGCAGGTTACTCTTTTCATCATCACTTAGACCAGTAAGTGCCGCATCAGACAACAAACCAAGATTAAACATATAGACTCCTTAGATACCCAACAAACCAAGCAAGCCTTGGCGTGAAGTAGATGTAGACGTAGCACCAGAACCACCACCAACATTGAGTCCCAATGCTTGGTTGATGATCTGTTGTTGCTCCAATGGGAGATTGCGGATGGCATCCAACTGTTGCTGTGAGAACTGTTGCTGAACGGAACCAATGTTTGCCAAGTTCTGTGCGCCAGCAAAACCCATCTGTTGACCACCTTGTGCAATATTAGCCATCTGACCTGCGGCTCCCAAACGCTGTTGATTTTGAGTCAATCCTGCTTGTTGGTTAGCTAAATTAGCTTGCAAGAAGTTCTGAGCATTGGTCAAACCTGCTTGCTGAGTCAATCCTGCTTGTTGGGCAGCACGAGCATTTAGAGCCGCTTGATTAGCTAAACCTGCTTGGTTAAATGCAGAAGCGCCAAACTGTGACGCTTGGTTTTGAGCGCCCATGTTTGCCAAGGCCATTGCTTGTTGATTAGCCGCATTGAACTGACCCATTTGATTCTGAGCCGCAACATTAGAAAGACCTGCTTGTTGCAAGTTGCTTGCGTTATATTGAGCCAAAGCATTTTGTGCAGCAGCATTCTGTGAGGCCATTGTGTTCTGCGCACCAGCACCAAACTGTGAAGCTTGGTTAACAGCAGCTTGTGATGCTAAACCCGCCTGTTGCAAGTTACCTGCATTGAACTGAGCCATCTGATTAGCAGCCGCCTGGTTTGCCAAGTTAGCAGCTTGTTGGTTCATCGTGTTCATCTGACCAACATTAAAATCCATGCCTTGATTAGCAATACCAGCTTGCAAACCAGTAGCCTGATTAGCTTGAGAAGCAGTCAATCCAGTAGATTGATTTGCCAACCTTGCTTGTTGTTCAAGTTGAGCATTCGATAAGCCATACTGAACATCAACACCTTGGTTAGCCAAAGCCGCACGCAAGTTAGCATCTTGATTAGCCAAACCAAACTGACCTGCCAATTGCAAGGCTTGTTGTGTGGTGGCGGCATCTTGAGCTTGGTTAAGTTGCTGTGCTTGCATAGTACGAGCAAGATCAGCTTCAGAAGCTTGTTGTGCGGCCTGATAAGCAGCAGCATTCTGTTGGGCAACCAATCGAGCCGCATTCTCTCCAAATGCACGATTTGTTTCTGCTTCAGCAACACCCTGACGAGATCCACCAAAAGCTCTTGCAGCAGTAGCTTGAGCCGCAGTCTGTTGTTGTTGCAGTTGGCGTGAACGCTCTAAGTCTTGCAAGCTTTGATTAGTAACAGCTTGTGTATATGGATTCATATACTGCTGAATATTCTGATTTAAGAATGAAGCCGCCTCAATATCACGGACATTTTGACGAGCTTGAGGAGCAATCTGTCCCAAAGCCTCAGAAGTAACTTGTGCGCCTGTGACACCAGTAGCAGATACGTCCCTAGCACCACTACGAGCCGCTTGTGCAGCAGCGATACGCTCTGCGGCAATACGCTCTGCTTCAACATCACGAACTGCTGAACGGCTTAATTGAGCCGCTTGAGCCATTTGTGCATTACCAGCAGCAGTACCACCAAATCTCTCTGCCGTGTAACCAGTAGCTTGGGCTAAAGATGCAGGAGATGCTTGTGCGCCACCAAATGTAGCGGCAGGACCAGCAGATGCAAATTGACCAGTAGTAGCGTTATAACCTTGTTGAGCAGCCAAAGATGCGGGATCTACAGTAGCCCCCGCATAACTTTGTGCAGTTACGTTCTGTGGGTTGTAATTTGCAACACGACCAGCAGTATCAAATGCTGTACGCATACCAGTAAACACTTCGCTATTAGGATCAGCGAATTGACGATATAAATTAGCGCCTGCTGTTTGGTCAGCATTAAATCCTGCAAACTGTCTAGGAGCTAAACCTGCGGCAGTAGCTTGTGAGCTTTGTACATTTTGCAAAAAAGCATCACGAAAAGCAGGATCAAGCTGCTGTGATTGTTGACTTGAACCACCAGACATAATTACACCTCCGTTGATAGCCAATAATGTGTTGGCTTCATGTTAAATTTGGATACAAAAGTTCTTGACCAGCCTCTACGTCCTGTTAAGGTGATCTTGCGGCATCCCATGTCTTCAGCGAACTTCTGAATATGGGGGGTAAGTGTCTCTAGTTCTTCTAGATTACCACCTGCCAAAAATATGTGCAAAACCTTCATCCTTGGAAAGTTTTGTACCTGAGTAATAACTGCGCTATTATCACTAGGCCATAATTGCATCGTACAACTGTCAATACAGTCGGCTACGTCCTGCATATTATATGTATTGTCGTATTCTAAAGCAGGTTGTAAGATTTCTTCTACTTTTTGAAAAGATACAGCCCATAATGGTAGTTCACCATTAATCTTGTACTTTTCGTAGTTAATCATCTCAAACTACCAGGCTTCCCATCAAATCTAATAACGCCAACACGCCAATCAGTTAATCTAACGCCCTCAATCTTTGCAGCTACTTGTCTTCCGCTTAAACGTACTGAAGTAGGATTAGCCATTGAATATGGGCCATAGTTGTATTCTGTGGAGTTTGGATAGAACTTAGTGCTAAACCGCACCTGTACATCACCAGAAGTCTTTTCATCAGGAACCAATCCTGTCAGACTCATAGTCCTATCTCCATTACCTAGCTCTACTGGTCCTGACTCAGCAAACAATGTCTGACCATCATAAGCAAATCCAACCTCATGCTCATAGACGTACCCGTCTGTAGATACCATAATTGGATAAGTAAAGATGCCACGATCTGTCCCACACGTACGTGCTAACGTACCAATAGCCCAATGGTTCTCACGATAGTTGTAGGAAACGTAAGAATCTACTTCGTTAGAGGCTGAACTTGGGTAAAACCACCAAATCTCACCATAAGTTGAGTTGTGTACGCAATAAACCTTAGATTGCTGAGTTGTGTTCATGTTGCTAAACACATAGTCAGAAACATCAGAATTTAATGGTTTGACAAAGCCATCGTACATCCAGAATCCTGATCCAGACATCCAAATACAAGCATTATCAGTAGCGGCTACTGCTTGCTTAGAGATAACACCACAACCAGATCCAATGCGCTCAAAGCTATAAATAAACGGAGGGCCAATGTATGTGGCAGTATGTACATCCACATCAGTAAACAGAATAGTCGCTCCACGGATGCGTTTAGCGCACATCAAAGAGCCAATAGTGGTTAACTCAAAGTCACCAGCTTGATTGGTGGCGGCAGGAGTCCAAATAGTATTGTTTTCTTGGTCACACCATTGAACTTTACGAGGATTACCACCTGCACCCAATGCAAACAAGAATCGTTCTTGAGTAACAATAAGACCTGTACAGCTAGTTGGTGCGTTAGTAATAGCAACCGCATCATTAGAAGTATTTAACTGCCACTCAAGCAACTTACCATCTTTAGATGAACAGGCAACCAGATACTCACCAAACGTATCTAAGCTCCAAGTAGTAGCGGGGGTGTATGAACCTAAATCTGGTCTAGCAACACCATAAGCTGCCGTTCCATACGTTCCATAGCCATAACCAATTTTAAGTACTGCATCTGCATCACCAACAGTAAATGATGTTGGTGTAATGTCAAACAAAGTACCAGCTTCATTCATTATATAAAGCTTTGAATGTGTACCAATTCCGATACGTCTGTTGTTTGAGTTATCACGCCAGTTAATCAAACCACGGGCTAAACCTGTCATTTGATTGGCAGAACGCTTCCTCCAACCACCTACTGGACGGATAGTGTTTTCATACCAACGCACTAAATTTGCGCTATTCCAACGACCTTTAGACTGATATTCAGTCCCGTTTTTGTATACGCCTGGAGGAATTTGTAGTGGAATGTAAGCCATATCTGTATTCTATTCCCTAGGTAGGTTGGAGACAAAGCTAATTGTAGCAATTACAGATGGAATTGATGGCCTAGTTGGTGTTGAACTAGCAACGTAATGTTCAATATACGCCCCAACATCACTTGTTCTCCAAACGATTTCAACATAATCATTTGCATTTAAATCAACAAAGAAATTTACAGCACAAATAATATGAAATGGATCTCCTACTCCTTTTCTTGGAGCTAACCCATATCTACTGTTAGATTTATCTATATTTGTACCATTTTTTCTAAACCAAACATCTATATCTTGAGAAGCGTTTGTTGTATTTACTAATTGGAGAGAAAACTGAATGTTATAAATTCCTGAGTCTGTAACATTAAGTCTTGAACTATTTGATAAAGTTACTCCATTTGCGAAATCAGTTGTGTCAAAAGTTATAGGGTAAGCAGTAGTTGTATTGGCAGCAATCTGATCTGTGCCATCTTGGAAAGCACCATAAGGGTTATTCAGGTACTTACCACCCCTTGGGCCAATAACAGACTGTATTGCGTTAAGCAACTTAGTAAAAAACAACCTTAAAATGCCATTATTTTGGTTCTGGACACTTTGAGAATAGACAATTCCTGATGTACCTAAAGAGGGTATCGCAGGAATATCTAATTGTTGCTTTACATCAGCCATTACTTTTTAAGCCATGTCTGCCAAACAGCACCAGCAGCCATAATCAAAGCACCCACCCATAGAATAGGCTTGGCAGCAGAGGCTATCCAACCTAGCACTTTAAAAGCCCCATCAAGAGCCTTTAAAGCATCTACAAGACCACTTGTGTTCTTGTCTATAGAATCTACTTTATTCTCAACTGCAAGCAGTCTTTCGTAGATTTGGGCGTGAGTGACTTCATTACTCATGTTATTTCAACCCAAGCTAGTTGCTCTTCATTCCAATAATAATTTTTACTATCTTGTGGGTAGGGAGTTGGGGCTTCCCATGTCATTGCTTCTTCATTACCAATCCAACTAGGAAAAGGTTTACGAAATTGATATTCAGCAGTTCTAGCGCTAAAATATTCTGCTTCGGTCAACACTTGTAAGACACCCTCAATAGTAGTGTCTGCATCATCATCGCAAATGCCATAGTATTTAGGCGCTCTAAGATATGTTCCATCAGACGCCACTTCTACGGGCCACGTTGAACTGTCGTGCCATAAATGACGCCAACCATTAATAGTAGGCATTGATGGGCCTGTGCGTTGTGGTTCTGATGTGCAGACTTTCTTAGTTACTGCGTCAACTTCGGTAATGCAAATGTATTTCATATTTTGCTTTCTAAGCAGCTACTCTGCGGATAGCTCGAACAAGAAGGTCGTTATCTTTAAAATCTGAACCTTGTAATCCCGCATTAGTGTCTTGTCTAAATGCTTTTTCGTCGCCATTTTCTGTACTAGACCAAAATGTTATTGGGCCACTAGTGGGGAATGCCTCAGTTCCACCAGCTTGAAAGTCAGAGGCAGTTGTTTGTGTAGGAGATCCAGTTGTATAGTTTGTGCTTATTGGCTCTGGCGATACTGCATTTGCATTTGACCCGCTACTGGTATTATTGTTATTTGTTGATGGCTTTAAATAATAATAAAGAACTTCTAGTTCATTTTTAGCTGGCATATACCAATCTGTATAACCACCAATTGATAACCCTTCACAAAACTGTGCCGCAGGATGATTTGCATTATTCATATTTGATGAATTTGTAGGCCCATCAATTACTGAAGATGTACCCGATGTTGCTGTTCTGTCGTATTTCCAATAACGTGTGGCTTGACCTGTAGACTTTGGTGCAATTACAAGGTTATAAATACTACTAGAAACATTTATTTGACCTGCAAAAAAACCTCCTTGATAAGCTGATCCAATAACACCTGGCCATCCAACGGGTAATGGAGTTACGCTGTTACTTGAGGAACTAGCAGGGCCTTGTCCAATTGCATTTGTTGCACTAACAGTAAATGTGTAAGTAGTCGCTGGTGCTAAACCCGAAACAGTAATCGTGCCTGATCCAGAGGTTGACAATGTGCCTGTTATGCCACTAGGAGAGGAGGTTGCTGTGTAGAGGGTAATTGTTGATCCACCATTACTTGCAGGAGCTGTGTATGTGACAGTTGCAGTAGTTGATCCTGTTGCAGTAGCAGTTCCAATAGTAGGCGCACCAGGGACAGTTGCAAACTGCCTCTGGTTTGCAAAAACTGAAATAAGTGATCCACTCATGTCAAGGAACTCCCAGAAATAAGCCAAATACCAGAAGAAGAAACACCAGAAACCTTAATTGCTGTTGCAGAACCATACTGCGCTAAAGTGCGAGTGCCAGTTGTGCCATCTTTTGCTAAGAACATTGTGTCAGTTGTAATAGCAATGCTGATAGATGTTGAAGATAGGTTTACAAAAGTAATAGCTGTGCCTAGTGGGTATGCAACAGAAGAAGCCGCAGGGATTGTGTATGTTGCGGCTCCATCACCAGAAGCATGATAAATATGTTTGCCAGAATCTGCCAGTACCATTGTGTAACTGCCAGATTGTGCATTTTGTGGAATGTTTTTAAATCCAACAGAGTCTGTGCCATCTACTGTGCAATTAGTTAATGTTCCACTTGTTGGTGTGCCAAGTACAGGAGTTACAAGTGTAGGTGAAGTAGCAAATACTGCTGAACCAGATCCAGTTTCATCGGTTAAAACTGAAGCAAGATTAGATGAGCTTGGGGTTGCTAAAAATGTAGCTACATTTGAACCTAGTCCCGATACACCAGTTGAAATTGGCAAACCTGTTGCATTGGTTAATGTTACAGATGTCGGAGTACCTAAAATTGGCGTAACAAGTGTGGGGCTTGTAGACAATACATTATTGCCAGAGCCTGTGCTTGTACCTACACCAGTACCACCTTTAGTTACTTTAAGTAGTGGGCCAGCATCAAACAATGCGTCAATAGAGTCCAGATCAGTATTGATCTTTGTACCCCATGAGTCTGTTGAAGCGCCAACTTCTGGCTTAGTTAAGCCTAGATTTGTGGTGGTTGTATCTGCCATGTTTTGCCCCTAATAGTCTAAACTTTATACAGAAACTGTTGTCCAGATTTCGGACACATCTGCTTCTGTTTCCCATTTCTTTCTAGCATTAATCACAACGCTAGAAGTATCAATAATTATCGCTTCACAATTACGCTTGCGGTTGTACTGAATATCCAAAATACTTGTTGCAATGATGTCAACATTGCCAACAGCATCTATTCCACCTGCTACTGTCATTACAGAAGTATCAACAATATTAAGCGCACCGCCAGAAATCTTTATCGAATCTACAACTAATGTGCTAGTTGAGCTTATCTCAAACTGAGCATCTTTTATCTTATCGCCAGCAACAACTACAGTAGAAGCAGAGGCAATTGCAAGCGCACCTAAGTACGCTCCAAAGGAGTATGCTCCTCCACTGTAATCGCCACGCCCGTAAGCAGCCATATTAGCTCAATGTAATTGTCAAGCTAGAAGCAGGAATGCGGAAGATGTCTCCATCATTAATTGCTTTTGCAGTAGTCAATGGAGCCCATGCAAGCAAAGTTCCACCAGTTGAAGCAGTAAAAATACCTGCCCAACCAATTGTTCCCCAATTACCACCAGAGGCCGCACCAAACTCAATTGCTGCCGCATTTGTAAATGTTGTTGCAGTACCACTACCAGAAATTGTTCCAGCAGATACACGGGCATAACCATTACCAGTTACTTCTGTGCCACCACCAGTATCACTAGGAGCAGCAGTAAACAAGCCTACATACCAAGCGGTAGGGCGAGTAACAGAACCTGTATTAAACAAGTACGTTAGTGCAAGATTTTCTGTATAGTCTGTAAAAGATGACATTTTTTATCCCAAAGATCGGGCACGAACAAGTGGAGTTGAAGAAACAGATGCCCTTTGATCTGCTACCTCAATGTCGCCCAAGGAGTTGATATACATCTGACTCCATACTGGTAGACGTTCATCATCTTTCAAATATGGTGCAGCCTCCATGAGCGCACCATATAGGTACAAGTCTGGGGCATAAGCTAAAAGCCAGTTGCTTGTGTTTGAATCACTCAACGCAGGAATCTTAGCATAATATGTAAGTTCTGCGCTATATGTAGTATCTGGAGTAGGAATAAATTCTAATTGGCTACCAGTAATTGTGTAATAAACTGGCTGTCCAACAGTAACATATCTCTGTGCTTTTAGTTCATCACCCTGAGCCTCAGTAACAAACTGTAGTCTCACAATGGGATTGGTGTTTAATTGGAACTCTTTAGCTTGTAGCCAATCAGCAGGATACGCAAAGAATGCAGTCTCAATCTGTGCATTGGCACGTTTAATCATTTGGCGTGTACGCAATTTGCGGTTGAATTTAGCTTCTGCAATAGTAATAAAGCTTGGAATAATAGAAGTCAGATCATCCCGATTAAGATAATCCGCTATTGTTGCTTTAAGCCCTGCAAAAGTATCAAGTGCCATTTTCTACATCCCTACACATTAGTGTGTGTTCATGTTTGTATTCAAATGTGCCAATATGGTGGATCTCTTTAGAAAGATCCTGGTCAACATAAGTTTTATGCCCATTTTGTGCGGCTCTACGGCAAAACCATACATCTTCACCAATGTAGTCTTCCGCAGCGGGAACCCAAGGGATAGCAAACCAAGGATATTCCATAGATTTGTAGACTTCGGATTTAACGAGCATTACACCCATTCCGCAGTAATCTACTTCAACAAGTCCTGTTGAATCGTCCTCAGTATATACCCGATTTATAAATGTTGCATCCATATCTGGAGTATTTTTTTTCACCGCAATCGGTTCTGTGGGAAATCTACGTTTTGCATAGTTTCCACAGACAATACCTGTATCGTGTTTTAACAAGCGAATGATAGAATCTTTTGGAAACCGCATATCGCTATCTAGCCACAGGGTATGGGTACACTTAGCCTCAATAGCATCCCTAGCCAAATCCTGACGTTGTGCTGACAACAAAGTGCCAGAACTAGTGTAGATCACTACTTTGTGATTTGTTGTACCTACAGTAAATCCAACTAGCCTCGCTAAGTCAAAAGCAAATCCAGAATTAACAAAGTCCCGTGTTGGGACTAATATCCCAATGGTCTTACTATCCATTAAACTTCTCCAGGTCTTGTGCGAAATGCACGATTATCAGGGTCATTCAGCCAACGCTTCATGTAAGCTTGGTCTTCTAATTTACCTTCGGCTTTCATCTGATAAAACAAAGCCATCGGGATGGATGCAACATGGTGCATATCACCCTTCCAATTGGCCTTTTCATCAAACGAATTAAATCGGTCTTTGTTTGCTTCTACTACATTTGTAGCATCAATAATTG